TCCACGATTTCCTCCCTCAGCCTGTCAACATTTTTTGATGTTTCCCGTACATCAGAGGCAATATTATCCAGCTTTGTACTGATTTTAGTATTCAGTTCCGCTCGTTTCACTGCATCATCTATATCTGTTTTTTTGCTGTTTTTATTGCTGTAATATACTGATGCCAAAAATCCCAACAGCGATATTACAAGCGCAATCCACTGAGTATACATACCCACTTCTCTCCTATCATTTTTTGCACAAAAATAAGACCGGTTCACGGTCTCGCTCTGATCTCCATTCTTCATTACCCCTTTTATTTTCCTAGTTCTTCTTTCACTTTTTCCTTCCATAAAGTAGGAACCTGTTCTAGTTCCATGAACCCTTTTGCAATTCTATCTACATAAAATGCAACCATTACTTTTCTCCTCCTTCCGCAATTTCAGATACAACTTGGCCAAGATCTTCTAATGCTCCATTTTGAATTTCCTGTCCCCTTTCAATCGCATCCACTCTCTTTTCCAACTCCGTTTTCTCTCGAAAAGCAATAACGGAAACCACATTTCCATCCGGCGTCATATCTGCTTCTTGAAACATAGGCCTTTCCAGATATAAGTCTTCATATTCTCCCGTCACCTCATCGTCTGTTTTAAATTGTACCTTAGCAAGATTCCCTTCTTTTTTGAGCGCCCCTGCTATCTGATCCAGTGCGGCAAAATTATCTGTTTGAATCCGAATGTAATCCAGGCTTGCTCCATCCATAATTTCCAGTTCTGTGTTATCAGTTAATACAAGTTTTTCCATTTTTTCTTCTCCTCTCTGCTCTTGAAAATTCATTATGATTATAAACCGATTGCAATGACCTGTAGCGCAAATGCCGATGCAGTAGGTCTATATTTTTTTAGCGTGAACTGTGTTGTCGTTATAGCATCTGCCCATACTGAGGTATCATTCTGCCCAGTCTGTGCCTGTACAATAACACATGGTGCTTTTGTAAACGCTTCCGGGAATTTTATTACTTGATCCTCCCAAGTATTTGGTTTTGATATATTGACTGTTTTAACTGCAAAAGCCTGAATATTTCCCAAAGAAGTATTGATCGTTTTAATTTCACTATTCAATGTCTTCGTTTCAGATGCGATTTTATCACTCAGCGTCTTCCCCTGTCTTGCATCCAGGACACTTCCCGCTGCTGTGGTAGTCAAATTATTTGCCACAGCCTGTTTTGCGGCACTGCCCAGTGTTTTTATATATTTTTTGTAAAAATACTGTAGTCCGGTTAAATCCAAATATTTCATCGTCTTTCCTCCTTAACTTGATAATGCATCAATATCTGATGTTGTAATGGACTGTACATTCGCATCCGAACCCGCCGGCCCCCGTGGTCCTTGCGGTCCGGTAGCCCCGGTCGCTCCTTTCGGACCTTGCGGTCCGGTGGCTCCTGTCTCTCCTTTTGGACCCTGTGGGCCGGTAGCTCCGGTCGCTCCACGCGGGATTGTAAAATTGAATACGGCAGCACTTGCTGTACCTGCATTTGTGACGGATGCCTCACTTCCCGCTGCCCCGGTCGTAACAGTTCCCACTTTAATACTAGCCGCTTCCCCGGTTGCTCCTTTCGGACCCTGCGGTCCGGTGGCTCCTGTTTCTCCTTTTGGTCCTTGGATTCCCTGCTTTCCTTGTGGACCTGTCGGTCCGGCTGGGCCGGTGGCCCCTTTTTCTCCGGCTGAGCCTTGCGGTCCAGTGGCTCCGGTCGCTCCTTTCGGACCTTGCGGTCCGGTGGCCCCACATGGAATTGTAATATCCAATACAGCCGCATTTTCTGTACCTGAATTAGTTACTTTAGCACTGCTTCCTTCCTCTCCTGTCGTTACTTTCCCGATTTTAATGGTCGCCGCTTTCCCGGCCGCACCAATCGGCCCCTGTGGGCCAGTTTTCCCCTGCGGACCTTGTGGACCTGCCGGTCCTGTCACCAACCCTAAATCAACTTCTTTTACTGCCATAATCCCCTCCTGCTATTCATTTTCATAGCTAACCATCAGATGACCCCTTTCATCAATCCGAAATGTTGGCGTCTTCCCATCCGCCCCCTTTGGACCCTGCGGACCAGTTTCACCTTTCGGCCCCTGTGGCCCGGTGGCTCCTGTTTCTCCTTTTTGTCCCTGTGAACCTGTTTCACCTTTTGGACCCTGTGGGCCTTGAATCTTTCCCACATTATTCCATGTACTTCCATCCCAGACATACAGATTCCCGTCAATAATATATCCGTCACCTGGTTCCGCATCTTCCGGTAGTTCTCCTGTTGTTTCATACGATCCTTTAATATTGACCGATTTCCCATCTTCTCCTTTTGGTCCTTGCGGACCAGTTTCACCTTTCGGCCCCTGTGGCCCGGTGGCTCCTGTTTCTCCTTTCGGTCCCTGCAGGCCGGTTTCGCCTTTTGGGCCCTGAGGGCCAATCACACTACCCAAATCTAATTCCTGTGCCATATTTCCCTATCCTTTCTATGAAATTGTATATATCAATTTACCATCTCTTATTGACAATGGCGGCGCCGGTTCATTATCATTATGTGTCATTATCAGATGCCCCTCTTCATTCACATACATTCCAAACATTCCCGGATTCAGTTGTGTCACAGATGCCACTCCGTCTTCCCCTTTTGGACCCTGCGGTCCTGGCGGACCTGTCTCTCCCTGAGGCCCTGGCGGACCTTGTGGACCTGTCAACTCTCCTGATTCTATTTTCCCTTGTATCTCTCTTGTGATGTCCTCTGCCTTCTTTGATGCATTATTCGTTCTCGTAATCGCATCAGTAGCTTGTCCTATCAACCCCAACAAGACAGATTCTTCTTCCGGATCGGGTTCTGGCAATTCTCCTTCCAGCCCTTCCAATACTTTACATTGGCGATTCACAGTCGTGTTCCATTCATTTTTCAGTGTTCCATCATCGACCGTTTTTTTAGCACATAGAATAAACTTCACATTGCCTTTGTATTTTGTTACTTTCCTCGACAGAAGCCACGAAAACAGGATATTTCCCTCTGATAGTTCTACATCATCAATGCAATACACCCCAAATTCTCCATTGGCGTTTTCATAATTGATAAACAGAATCAGTTCGGATAAATCGATATGATCCCCCACCATCTTGGGACACTGAAATAAAACTCTTTCTACTTTTTCATCCGATTCTACGCCCAATAACTGGATAGCATCAGGAACAATAATCTCTCTTGTCTCCGGATCGATTCTGCATCGTTCTGTCTCCTGAATCTCCTCTTCTTCCAGATTCATCTCCGCAAAAACTTCTTCTAATCCAGTCATTGCCTCACCCCTTCCTGGTGTATAGTTACGGAATTTGTCGTGATCCGGTATCCTTCCCTTTTCCCATACAGTCGCACCTCAAATGACGTAAATGTCAGCGCTTCCTTCGGTATCTGACACCTTCCATTTATCACAGGAGCATAATATTCTTTTCCCAGTTTGGTAAATCCGGCTACTTTTTTGCATCCCTTCCATTCATTACTACAAAAAAATTCCGCATTGAGATATCCTTCTGTCTCCGCTACAATTCCACTAAAATCGCATTGCTGGTCCTTCACAAGGTTCTGGCCTTTCACATGAAATTTCAAGATACGCATCACGAACCGCCTCCCAACGCATCAATATCTGAATTTTCAATTTGTTCTACACCTTCCACCTCCCCAGGCTCCCCTTTTGGACCCTGAGGGCCTTGCGGACCGGTCGGTCCTTGTATGCCTTGTTTCCCCTGCGGACCCTGCGGGCCTGTCGCTCCCCGTTTCCCTGATAGGTCAACCAGAAACTCATACCCCTGGCTCCGTTTCTTATATACTGCCGCATTTTCATCGTCTTCTACATTTCCCGTGTTGACAATCACCAATGACCCTTCTGTCAGTCCGTCTGAAGAAAATCCCTCATTCATATCCTCTATGGAACCATATTCTTTTAGTATATTCATGCTATACATAGTTTCTGTTTCTCCATCATCCAGATCGTCAATCTCTGATTCAGAAATCTCGACTGGATCAATATGTTCCAACCTTCCAAGCGCATCGATCAACGCCTCGTAATCGTCAGAACTCGTTATATTGGACATTGCTACCAAGTTCTGGCTTACTTGAATATGAAACTCAAAAGAGGTTACAACTCTGCTTTTATCCATCAAATGAAGCTGCGCTTTTACTGTCCCACTCTCTGCCAGCATCTGTTCCGTTAATCCAAAAAGTACACAATAATCATTGAATACGGTGCCTTCCGTATATGTTTCTTTCCCAGACGGTTTTTTACAGTAAACACGAGCTTTATAAATCATTCCCTCCGTCCCTGACAGAAGCACCTTAACCAAACGCCCGGTATCATGCTGTGTCGCAAAGATCACATTTGTAATCCCTTTGACTCTTAAATCCAAACTTAAAACTTTTGTTGATTCCATCGTTCCTCCTCCCTTTTATGCAGGAATCCACCGTACAAACGCTACATTCTTGGGTTCTGGAGGTGTCACACTTCCTCCGCCTGGATATCTCAGACAGTATCCCCACGGATAGTTATAATATCTTGTAACCCAGATCTCTTGTCCTGTCTGGTCTCCTGTCTGTCCTCCAACCGTTCCCCCAAACTCATTGATGCTTGCCTGTACGACTTGTCCGTCTCCGATGCTCATGGCCGTGTGCCCTTTTTGCCCGGTAATTAAAACGTCTCCGCGAATGATTCCAGAGCCTGACCGGAAGTTCACCTGACTTGTCACATCTTGGAAACCCGCCGCCATAAAATAGCTTCTCATATTTGCGGTATTAACTGCTGTTCCTCCGCCGATAGACAGACCCGCTTTTCGGTACGCCGTTGTCAGAAACGAGGAGCAGTCATAATCCGGTCCCCATCGATTCCCTTGGTCATATCCGTGCGAGCTGTCATTTGCTGTATCAATGGCCCATTGTACCGCTTCCTCCACAATATTTTTCAGGATGCCATCAATTCTTGTATCCCATTCCCGCGCATAGCGAAGCCGGTTCTCCATCATTGGAGTCCCGGCTCTTTCATAGTTTGCCTCCCACGCATAGGTAAGCCATTCGATATCCCTTGATGATTTTATGAAATCATTAAAGGAAATATTGTAAGCGCTTGTCGCATAGTACTGGATCCCTGTTCTTCTTTCATAATCAGTAACCGCAAGCTGGCAGTCGATGGTCAAATAATCCGTCCTCCCGATCGCCCGCGCTCTAGTCTGTAGATTCGTTCCCGGTGTCCACTGATTCAAGCCTACGCCAGAATTCCAGTTTCCTTGTCCGCTCTGAAAGGAGGCCGGATTGAGGTTGGACTCCTGCTGGGCATTTGCCAGGTACGCAACAATCGGATTTCTGGCCCATCCGTATTGTTCATTTAGCTTTTTTGCTATCTCTGTTCCATTCTCAATGTATCCCATCAGACAGTTCCCCCTTCGGCGGTCTTCCCTCCTACAAAGATTCCATCTACGAAGTCCATATAGGAGCCGTCAGAGAACTCCGCCCTCCCGGTTTTTGTTGTCTTCTCATCAACTCCAACAGTACCAATATGAATATTGTCTGTCTGTACCACATCCGCCTCTATCCGACCTGACCGGAAATGGGTCTCTCCTGTTTGTCCATCAGGCCCTACTATCGCTCTCCAGTACGAATCACTTGTTGTCTCTCCATGTTTCATATAAAGGAATCCATTAGTCGTCACCTCAAATGGCCCAATAATCATTGACTGCGCATTTATAATTCCTTCATCCAGATCAAAATAATTATTTCCCAGCTTGTCCGCCAACTTTCCGGCAACGACCAGATCCGCTATGATTCCCGCTGCTGTAACGGCTGTCTTCCAGTCCCACGTCCCATCCGGCAGCTTCTCTTTCGCCACCCGAAGGCCTTGTGTTCCCGCTTCCATCGCCCCATATAACGCTGACAGTTCATCCAGCACTTCGATCAAAAACGCCGCCGAATTTGTCTTTTTTGCGGCCGTTGATTGTGCGTACAGGTTTGCTTTCATGGCATCAATCGTCCCCTGAACCTGCTCCGCAACCAGGGAGCCATCTTCCCGGATTGTTTTCTCCACTCTCTGTGCTACCGATGACATCTCTTTTAAGTAGTTGTAACGGAACTCCCCCAGCTCCACTTTGGAATTCTTTTTTCTGACGTTATCGTAAGTGATCGAAATCGCCCTCGCTGTAGTCGTGATTCCCAATTTCTTATTTTTGCATTGTACCGTATCTCCAAGCCCGATCGCTTCCAGGCCTTTTACATTTCGGTATTGTTCTGTATTCTCGATTGCGTACATATCACAAGAATAACTGCATTTCGGTTTGTCCACACCTTCCTGAAATTGTTCCTGGCATCGTCTTACAAGTTCTCTCCTCAGCTCCTCTAAAGAATCAAAGTTTTCCTCTCCTTCTTTGGCATCTGTCGCCAGCTTTACGTCTTTAAACTCTACCGTTTTCGTATAGATCACCGGGTAATTGCCAATCAATGGACTATCCACCCACGGGGTTTCCCCGTCAAGCATGTAATCGTTATACGCCACCGGAACAATCCTTGTTATGACATCCGACATATCAATCTCTTCTTCGATCTCTTTGCAATTATATCCGAATTCCGCCCTTGCCCCATTATCTTCGCCGATCTGCTCATTGATTATCATTTCATAATTGTCATAGAACACCTCCCCTCCGAACTTCTTCAAAAAGGAATGATCGCCATCACCTTGTACAGCCTCAATCAGGTTTGTCCTTATACATTCTACATATGCTGTTTTTATAATATCAGAGGATGCCCGGTACTTTTCCTGCCCTCTTGTTATATAGTTCAATACCTGCTGCCCGGTTCCCGATATTTCCAGCCTGTTCAGATATAGTTCCTTGGCCGCGTCATATAGAATCGGTCTCGCATACGCTGTTACGCGTATCCTGTTTTTTTTCTTTTTGTAAATCCGAAAAAGCTGCTTTTTTGAGTGAAACAAAGGAGCCGCAATCACGGCCCCTTCCTGTATCAATGTCCATCTCCCATCCGGGTCTATTGGATGTGATAATTCCATTTCCCAACTTCCGTTGAGTTCGCACTCTGTTTCACAGCTTTCAGGCAATAATGTCATATCCCCGTTGTGCAGGAAATCCTCGTTTCCCGCCTCATAAATTTCAATCATTATAACCGCCTCCAGTTTGGTATGACCTGGACCTGGAAAGCACCATGATATCCGACTTCATTTTCTCCAGGAAGCAAGAACAGATCTTCAAAGTCCCCTTTCGCAGCCTTATTCACTGCAGTCCCATCCGACCTATAAACTAGCTTTCGCTCGGTGTCAATGTATGCTTCTCCGGTAAGTTCTACTGAAAATGAATTTCCATTCACAGAAAGCTCACACACTCCTCTCCCGGAAATATGATATATTGGATAGGCCAGCAGATAGGGATTATACCTCACTGCTTTACAACTATATTCTGCGAGCCCATCCTGCAAATAGGATAATCCATCCTTTGATATAAATACCGCCTTGAACGATCCTATCCGCTTGCTGCTTCTCTCATTCGTGTCAATTTCTACTTTGGAAATTCTGAAAAAATAATTTCGGTCATCACCCAGAATCAAATCCGTATTCCTTTCAGAAAGCCATCCCTGGATCAGCCTCCACCGTTCCATCCAAGCATCTTCTGGCCCAATATAATTCATCGGAATTTCAATTTCAGATTCTTCATAGGCCTCTTCCTCCAGGTAGAGCATCCCGTCTCTTCCCGCAATCTCAATACTCTCCATCTTCTTTTTCGCCGCTGGAATATCTGGTCTGTCTGATATGCAGACCCCAAACTCAGAGGCCCGCCGTCCACCATAACAGATATCATACATTGCCTTTACTCTCCTTTCGCCGCTCGATATGCCCGATGCTTCTGCCCCATTTTATCCAGGATCATGTCCGTCATCACAGACACTAATTTCGTATCTCCAAGATAAATATTGTTCTCCGCCACAATCTGGAGATCTTTTATTACTTCGGACAATATCTGTGCCATGATGCCATTGTTTCTGGAGTTTTCCTCTCTGATATAAGATTTCAATAAGTCAATCGGAAGAACGGCTTCTTTTCCTGCTTCCCCGCCTCCCATTAGCGTACTACCGTTTGCACCAAATATGGTCGGGCGGTTCAAAATCCCACCTTTCGCATACCATGTGATCGGCATGGATGGTGTACGCAATGACAACGGGTTCACAGAACGGCTTTTTTTGCTGCTTTTCTTTTTGCTCTTCCCACTGGATTTTTTATCTCCAAAAGAAAATAAGTCCTCAAAAAATCCTACTATTTTTTCGACTTTATCCTTAATCCAGTCTAAAATAGGGTCTACCAAATCCCGGAACCACTTGCATTTATTATACAAAGTCACAAGACCGCCCACTAACACACTGATCAGCGTTATCGCTCTGGAAATAGGATTTGCGTTTATTACACCCCAAACCGCTTTGATCTTAGGACTTAGCTTTTCAAATCCCTTCATCAAGTTTCCTACCCCCGTTGTCATTAATCCAATTCCCGTCAGCGCGGGTGCGATCGCCGCAGTCAAGAGGACTATCACTCCGATGATCCTCTGTGTGCTTGGTGGAAGTGCATTGAATTTTTCTAAAAGCCCTGCCGCAATCTGAGTAATCTGCGTAATAATCGGAGCCACTGTTTCCGCAAGCTGTGCGGTTGCTGCCTGAAAGTCTGCCGTTGCCTTATTTCCCTCTACCAGATTTTTGTTATTTTCCTGCCATTTCTGCCCTGCCTGCATCAGTCCCTGGTTTGCCAATTCCTGCATGATAAGGTTTGTCCTCTCAGATTCCGTGCGGCAATTAGCCAGTTTTTCATTAAACGCATCTTCCGAGGTCCCTGCCCAGTTCAGGACATCCGCAAACGTTCCTGTTACTGCTGCTGTTCTTGCTGTTTCATTGATGGATTCTGCCAGCCCATCAATTGGAATACTATCTCCGTACTTCGCCCATGCCCCAATCGTCCCGTTTACCAGTTGGGTAAGTTGCTGTTGGGAAAGCCCCATTGCCTGCAAATTTGCCGTTGTAGTCGCTGCTGTCTGGTCATCCCCAAGAACGCCGAACAATGTCTGATAAATCCGCTTGGTTTCCTCTGCGCTGTATCCTGACAGTTCACTTGACACTTCCAGCGATCCCATGATTTTTCGGTATTCCTCAGTGGCAGGTACTGTGGCCGCTACCGCCCCGATGATCCCCGCCGCCGCTGCGGAAATTCCGCTCATCTTTTCGCCTGCACTTTTCGCCTTATTCCCAACATCATCCAACTTTTTGGCATAATCATTCATTCTGGCGCTTCCGCTTTTTAACTTGTCTTCGACTTCATCCAGCCCTTTTTTGTAGTTATTCAGCGATGTCTTTGCCTGATTCAGTTGATTTCTCTTATTTTGGATTGCTCGTTCATCCCGGTTCTCTGCCGCCTCCAGTTCATCCAGTTGTCGGGACAGTAAAGTCACTTTATCGGAATAATCTTTTGTCTGCTCTGACAAATATTTTTGTGTTTCTTTCAGTTTCTCCGCCGTCTTTGTGCTGTCATCCCATGTTGACTTCACCAGTTCAAATGCGGTCCTGTTTTCCTGTATGGATGCTGTAACTTCCTTCAGGCTTTTATTGAAATCCACAGACCCGTCCGCCTTAAAGACAAGACCTACTCTTTGTAGCTTATCCGACATATAGTGCCTCTACCTCCCTTCTTCTATCTTTCTGGAACACTTCATAACATTCGTTAAAAAAGATCGGGTCTGAATTCCAAAATTCTTCTTCACTCATTCCCATCTTTCTCGCCGCCACCATATATTCCGGCCAGTTTATTTCCCCGGCATCACACTCGACTGTGCCTGTTTTTTTTTAACATACCGGTCATATTCTTCCTGGAATACTTGCAGTACCTTTTCTAATTGTTCCGTATCTGGAGGGACAAGGGAAAGCGCTTCGTCAAATCCTACTGTTTTCCCATTGCTTCTTAGGATTGCGTAAATCACATAGGCCGCCAGCTCAAAGCTTTCTTCTTCCGTCAGTTTCTTTTTGTTTTTCTCTGCTTTCTTCTGGATACGATAAAATCCTTTCTGTTTTTGCAGGTAATAGATCGTCCCAAAATTGACCCTGACAGAAAGCCTTGTGCCGTCTGTCAAATCAATAAAATTTTCCTTCATGCCTCTCTCCTTTATGAACCGGAAACCGCTGACGTCAAATCCTCTTTTGTCAGTATTGGTTTTTCAAAAAACTTTTCTTCCGTCAATCCTGCCGGAAATTTGGATGAGGAAGAATCGACCATCGCTTTGATATCTTCATTATCATTAAAGGCATATGCCTTAATGGTAATCGTGTCTGTCTGTTCAGAAAAGCTCTCTTCCCTCGTTTTCGTTTCGTCTGTATTTTCCGCGAGCCTGCATTTTGGATACCACTCCAGACGTATTTTCCCTTTTTTCAGTTTTACAACCTTTCCATATGCAAAAAATGGACGAATTCCTTTCCCTCCCGAAAGAATCAGACCACCTTCATCCACTGTATCTCCCCGCATTTTAGCCAGTGTTTCTGCCGGGAACGCAATCACTTCTACTTCAATATCCGTTGAAGAGACGCTGGAATCTGTATCGTATACGATGCCACTTGCATATACATCTGTGTTTTCCGCGTTTTCTGTTACAGTTACACTTTTTACCACTTCGGTGCACTCCACCTCTTCACTATATTCCCCTGAATATTCTCCGTCTTCCGACTGATCGAAGCAGATATACTGCGCCCCGACCGTCTCTTTAATTGGCGGTTTCTTTGTCGTAATTGCCATTCTTTTTTCTCCTTTACTTCCATAATTCCTTGTCAATCGTTTGATAATACTTCTGTTTATTTTTCTGGAATGTCGGCATCACATGCGGAACCGCATCTGCCCTCACTGTTCCATTTTCTACCATTGGGCCATAATATTTCCCCCATCCGACTTCTATTTCACCTTTCGTTCTCCTTGTCGTTACGGTATCTAAAAGATGTGTGTATCCGGACCCGGTCATCTTAGAACGTGGTTTTGGGAGTTTCCTTACATCATCGGCCAGCATCTTAGCTCCTGTTTCTATAGCTGACAACGCCTTTTCATCTGTTACCTGATACCGCTGCATAAGGTCTTCCATGAAGTCCAATCCGCCCGTGTAAAATTTCATGTCAGACATCTTCTATCACATCCACGGAAAAGTAGGTGTGCCATGTTTTTGAGAATACAGGATCTTTTTCCACATATTCGTGCTGAAATTTAGGGTGAATCCCCTGTTCTCGCAACTTCTTCCGTAACTCTTTATATTTGTCATGCTGAGGTGTGCGGGCAAAGAACGAGATCTGGTATGTAACAACATTCTGGTATTCATTTCCGGAGGCCATTTCGTCTTCTTCCAGATACGGCCAAAATACAATCCTTGGATATTCGTTCGTGTTCTTATCGCTTGTAATTCCTTCATTTACCGGAACTCCCAAACTTTTCAGTAAACTGCTTAATTCCTGTTTTGTCATTGTATTTTCAGCTCCTTTTCTGGACGAATCAACGTAAGTTCCGTTTCCTGAAATCCGTCTTTATCCGTCACATGCGTGGCATTATAAACATGGTGCTGTTTCCCTTCAATCATACATACACACCTGCTATCAATACCCTTATACACTGGAATCCGAATCTTCATCGTCACCTCTTTCCCGCCCTGATCGAATTCATACTTTGTCCGATCAAACACTGATAATTCCCGATACCATATGTCCCCCACATTGGAATTCTCCAAATGCTCCTCTGGATAATCCTTGGATTCGTCCTGCCGGATGTAATAAAGCTGCATTGCTCCTGATGTATATTCAGGCATCTGCATGTGTCTTCACCTCACTTCCCATCTGCCAGCTTAAAATTAGAGCCTTATAATTATCTTCCCATTCATTCACTTTGTGATGGTAAGCGTAATACACATAGTTTTTTAACAACATACGGAAAGTATAGTCATCATCCAGACTTTGTCCTGGATTCAAAAAATCCAATCTTGCTTTTCCCTCTTCCAGGTATCTCATTAATCCTGTATCCTGAAAATACGGCGGGATCTGATAATCCTGCCGTATTTCTGTAATCAGTTTTTCCAGCTCCAACGTCATCCCCTCCTGCTACTTATTCCAAAACAGCTTTTTCAAAATTGAAAGTAATCACTTCCGATTCATCCACTTCGATCTTCCATGTATCTTCTTTGGATACTCTCAAAATGATTTCTGGATCAAACGTCATGTTTTCTTTTCCTTCTGCTGCCACTCCATTTTTCTTTAAACTCATTTTCTTTCCGGTCTTTGTAAGCTTGAACGGGAAATAATGCCCGCTTTGTTCTTCCTCTTCGGAGGAGAAGCCCGTGTATCCGGTAACAGCTTTCAGTGTTCCTTCAACGGTTCCATCTTCATATACACAAAGATCCTCTCCTACCAAATCAGAAGCTTTCTTACCTAATAAGTCCTGACCTGCCGGAAACAATGTCATAATGTCAGGACTGATTATTTTCCCTGTTCTGGAGTTGTCGCTGTCGTTACTGGAAGCTTATATTCTTCCAGCTTTGTGATATCAAATACAACCGCGCAATTATCATCTACCGCACGCCCGTTTGCATAACACTTTCCAATCACCAGATCCGCGTCGTCCATTGCTTTTGTCTGGTCATACTCCTTTACCTCGAAAGATGTTGCTCCCATCACATAGACATTCGGAATGGTAAAAATTCCCTTCCCCTGCGGGCAGTTCGCGTCCACATGCTTTACAATCGGCATGAAAGATGTATTTCGGTATCCTCCTGTTAATGCCTCGCCATAAAGCGCCGGATCTACATATTCTGCTTCATCTAACGGGTTACAGATCAGATGCAGCTCAGAAACGGTTCTCTTCCCATTATTTGTCAGCGTTTTTCTGACTCCCGCTAGGCCTTTCGGAGAAAACTTTTTCACTGTATTAATCACCGCTTTATCGTCAGCCGTCCCGTCTTCTTTGAATGTTTCAATCTGCTTCATAATCCCGATTGGTCCCGTCTTTCCATCCCCGGAAAGATATCCCGTTACAAATCCATCCTGCATGGCTTCTGCCAGAACTGCCGTAAAATACCGATCAACAAATGGAAGCGCAAGATCCCGGATTGCTTTAGGGATGACAATATACGCTGTCATCTTGTGCTGTTCAATATTCAAGCCGGTAATCGATGCGGATAGCTCGCCCTGAACCGCACCGGTCAGGTTCCCCCAGACTGCTTTTCCGGAGTGTTCCGCTACGATCCATTTCTTTACATCTGCCGGCGCCATCTGTACCAGGGACAGAATATCGCTGCTTTTTTTGATATCGTCCAATGTACGGTCAATAATCGATGTTGGAAGGATATCGATCTGCTCTGCCGTAATCGCCTGTTTAATATCCTTGAATTTTTCATAAAAGGATGTTTCCTCTTTTGTCAGTACCCGAAGCCCCAGCTTCTTTCTGTAGTCTTCGTCCGCCGCTGCCCTTGCGTTCTCCTCTACCAGTTCACCGATCAGATGCTTATGCTGCTCTTCGGCAATCATCACAGCCGCCTGATAAATCGCTTCACTTTTGTCTTCCGCTTCATTCAGCATGGTTACGACTTTCTTCTGAAGTTCTTTGTCCAATGTGTCAATTTTCATTCTTTTATTCTCCTTTTCCTGAATTAAAAAAAGCACTGAATCCAGTGCTGTCCCCTTGTTCCTTACTATTTTCTTTGATTTGTTTCACAACTTTTTCAGCAACCTTTTGCGCAATCCTGTTCTCGATTTCAGAAGTATCCCGTATTTCCAATCTCGATTCTGATCCATATAAAAGTCTCTGTTGGATCCATTTCATCGCGGACTGGCTGACACCTTCTGGTTTTTCATCCATGGTCCCCGTTGCAAATCCTTTTTCTTTGGCTTCTTTTGCTGTCAACCATGTTTCGTCATCCATGAGCTGCTTGACTTCTTCTTCGGTAATCGTACATCTACTCATGTACGCATTGACAGACGCCTGGGTAATCTTATCCAAATCATCCGCTTGTTTTCTGAAATCATTCGCGTTTCCCACTCCATATGTCCACGCATTATGAATCATAAGAAGGGAAGCGTCATTCATCACTCGTTCTTCCCCTGCCATAAATATAACAGATGCTGCGGAACACGCAAATCCGTCACAATAGGTCCGCACTTTTGCGTTACTGTTTTTCAGGACATTATAAATTGCCAGACCTTCCGCCACATCTCCCCCATAAGAATTGATGTGGACATTCACTGTCTCAGCCTCTAACTCTTGAAGTTCTTTGACAATTCCATAAGCATCTTTGTCTTTTTCATTCCACGGCCAGCTCGTAATCTCTCCGAAGATATAGAGATCCGCTTCTTTCCCGGCTGTTTCCAGGGAATAGTATTTCTCCATCTTGCCTTATTTCTCCTTTCCATGCTTTATTTACTGTTTCACCCACAGTTGGGAGACCACCGGATCACCTCCTTCCCTCTAAGTTTTTAATTGTCCGCGTTTTCTTTTCCACTCTTCTCACCTCCCAGATCATTTGTATAATTCTTTGTAATTACTCTCTGCTGGCTAAACTCCGTATTCAAAGATTCCCAACCTGCCATTTCCCGTACCTCATCAAAATTGAATCCGATGCTTCTCAACTTATCCAAATTGGCCGCGCTCTCAATAATATCGACATGTTTATACTTGCTCATATCAATCCAGATCATTTCGCCTTTCAGATAGTCTTCTTCTCCTACCAGTTTTGCGTTCAATGAATCATTCAGCAATTCTACGATCCATCCTACAGCATAGGTAATAAATTCATTGGTACTATCTGCTTTTTCTGTGATTTCTCCAAGAAAGACCGCTTTGGGAATATCAAAGGCAAATGCACACTCTACCATGATTTCATTTGCCAGCTTTACGATATCCTCACTGGATACGTTTGCCTGTGCCTGAAGCTGGGACACTTTTAGTCCTGACGAATTTGTAAGCACTTCTATTTCATCTGATTCTAACAACTTTTTAATGTCAGATTTATATTGGTCGATTGTAACAACTTTTGGTTTTCCTTCTTTGTCTTTTGTATGAATCACCGGCATCGATCCCTCTACATCCAACGTATATCTTGGAATACTTGAGGTCTTCTTGGCCGCGCACATTGCACTGATCGTGCTATTATAAATATTTAACACTTTTTCAAGAAACCCTATAATTTTTTTGTTTCTGCTCCTGAGATGGATAATCTCATTTGATGTAAACCCCCTTTGCAGTTTTATTGTATTATCATTGGATATAATCGTGACATTACTATAGGTCTCTGGGACCATAACAGAATTATTTACTGTAAATGAATCCGCAATGTATAGATGATTTCCTACATAGCAAATCACACACTCCTCATCAAGCAACAAACGCCGGATAGCTTCAATCCAGAAATCCGTGGCCGTTTCATTTGGATTTGGCCGAATATTCAGCAGCCAGTAAATATGATCCTTTTCTCTTTTCCCTTTTCTATTGACGATAAACTCGCTTTTCGCTATTGCATGTGCGATCATTCCTACCGCCTTTTCAATAGCCATTTTTGCTACTTCAAGCTTTTTAATGTTTACGGTAATGCTATCTGTATATGATACCAAATCTCCTTTTTTGTTTTGAAATAAGAAATCAAACATATACCACTTTCTCCTTTATTAAATCCTTGGAATACATCGATACCAGAAACGCCATAAACCCATCATTTTTTCTTAGCTTCGGTTCTATTTTCCCATACTGCTTGTTTCCATACCGATCTGTCAACACCTCTGTATTATTGGTATACCACCGCATAATGGCAGACGCTCCATAATTAATCCTCCCTTCCGCAAACAGCTTTTCTATCTCCGGTGCTATAATCCCACACACGGATCCAATCTTCCTTATGAGCCGCATCTGCCCATACGGGTCTTTTTTTGTTTCTTCGCGAATTCCATAAGACTCAAATAACATCCGAAACAATGAGTATCTGTATGTATCCATTGTAATTTTAAGTACATAATATTCATTCATTCGATCCATACACCACCGCACTATATTTTCTGGAGGAATTACCTGTCCTGGTGTGATCTCATAATCCGAAAATTCCGGCTGTCCCATATTTTGAAATATTGGAAATTTAATGGATTTTAAAAACGGGGACTCCTCACATATCCATGTGTGTTGTCTCCAGATATATTCTCCATCTTTCTCCGTCAAAACTCCTGCTGACGCAAAATCCCTAACATCTGCATAATCAATCCCAATGACCGCAAGCCTCCCTTGGGTATCCGGTGTCTCCCGTATCGTCTTCTTTTTGATATCCGAATAACAGCATCGCAAAATATTTTCCCAGGAGGCTACTGTTGCTTCATCATTCCTGTCAGGCCAGTTCATCCTCTTTGTCATAAACTCCGGCCTTTTGCTTGGCAGCTTTTTCATTTCCAGATAATCCTGAAGGATCTGGTGCTCCAAAATCGGCATATATTCCATTGAAGGATTTGCCTTATGCCATGCTAACCGATCATCTGCTTCCTCAATACTGTCAATTTTGCAGATAAAGGGGAAATATCCTAACTGGTTTTCTCCGGTTTCCAGTACTTCCTCCATCAGATCCAACAATTCATCCATTGGCCCCTCTCGTACATACCCATTTGTAGTCAAGATAAATTCCCTTGGATGCTTTACCTTTCCAAGAGCAGATTCAAATACATTGATCTGGTCATAATTTTCATAAGCATGAATTTCATTTAAAACCAGACACCCTGGACGTTTCCCATCTTTTGTCGCCGCATTTGATGTGTTATACCTCATTTCTGATCCAGTTGCTGTGTTTGTAATTAATTCTTTCGTAACTTTGAACTTTCCTTTCATGGCTGGAATATTCATCGCATCATACGCTACTTTAAAGGTATCTTTTACCTGCTGTTCCGAATTTGCCACAATCTCTACATGATAATTCTTCACCCCATATAATGGTGTCTGGAAAAAATTGACCAGCGGCACTATAAATCCATCTTTCCCATTCCCTCTTCCCATCATAATAAAAAACTTTTGAAATACCGGCATGTCGCCCACATACATAAAGGCAAAGGCGTAGATGAATTTCTGATATGGAAAGAGCTTATAGTAGTGTTTTTCGCAATATTTTAAACAGTTTTGATATGTTTTTTCGTCAAAAAAAACATCATTTCTCCGTAATGTCGGCAAAACGATGTTCTTGATCAGAAGCGATCTCTCCCGATTTATTTTTTTAGGGTTATCCTCTACATACCTAAGATATTCTGCAATTTCTTTGCAATTAATCATTACAGATAATCATCCTCTGCTGAAGAATTTGAAAGAGGCTCTTTTAAATTCAGATCATTTAATATTTTCAGCATGGCAGTTGTGATCTTTGGCAGATTTGTCACGGATTCATTGGGTTTTTCGACCTCGATACCATTTCCATTAACCGTTTCGTACCGGATTCCTTTTTTCCGGATATCTGTAATCAACTTCTTTTTTAGACTCCAGTAATCCATGTAATCACTAACTAGATCCAGATAAAAATCGGATGTTTTATTCTGTAATCTTAACTGTTCTAAAAGCGATTCTTTAATCTCTGTTTTTGTCACACTACCACCTCTTTTCTCACATTATAGCGTACCCCTTTCACGCGCGCGCGAAAATTTCTCCAGAGTCATAGCCACATCCCCGTTCTCCACTAAAAAATTTTTCATTGAGAATTCACCCGGGGGGATTTCTTTTTTATTCCGAAATTTTTCTACCATTTTTCTTCTGTGACTGGTTCTTTCTTTTTCACAAATCTTTTTGGTTGTCTCCCATGCCTTATGTTGTGACACTGTGTACATAAGCTAATCAGATTCTCTTCATCAAATGCAAGCTCCGGATTTTCTTTTAGTTCCTTGATATGATGGACCTGTGTCGCCCTCCGGATCTTTGCATCTTCCCCGAATAATCTTTCTTCTTTTTCTGCTGCCGTCCGCAACCTTTGAATACAATCCTGACACTCATGCCGATCCCTAATTAAAATCCTATCCCTAACCTGCTGCCATCGCGCCGAATTATAGACCTGCTTTACTTCCTGATCTGTCATGTAAATCTCCTTAACTATTCTCATATTAATTTACTACATGTAAAAAGCATCCGGAAAACTGGATGCTCTTTGCTCACTCGTTCTTCGATTGGTCTATCAACCACTGCACCCAATAGGAACGGCAGGACTCGAACCTGCAACCGCCCGGATATAAGCCGTTTGCTCTTCCATTGCGCTACGTTCCCCTGTAAAAAAAGCACCTGACCTTTGTCAGATGCTTTATGCCTTAAATGAGATTCGATTATTATCTTACCTGCGCCATTTTGCTAAGCGCATCCTGCAATACTTTTGAACAGCTTATTCCATTCTGTTCTACAAATGTATTCAGCCATGCAGGAATTGTCAATGTTTTCTTGACTGCGTTGCTTCCGTATTTTGCTGCGTATGCGTCCATGTCCAGAGCAATCAGACTCACGAACTGCCCTTCTTCCGTTGCAACCTCATTGATTGCGGTTGCTTCCGGTGCTTTATTTCCGTCTTCAAGTTCTGTCAGTACCCATCCGCTTGCGGCATCTTCTGCCATAAATACAGCTTCTGCCATACTGTCTCCTCCCGTTACGCATCCAGTAAGATCTGGAAATTCTACTGCGTATCCACCGGACTCGTCTTCATATGGAGTAAATACTGCTGGATAAACTAATTTCATAAGCACACCTCTTTCTTTCATCTTTCAGGCACTGGGGCTTTACAGCCCCGCCTGTTTTAATATTTTCTTTGCTACTGTAAGGTTTATGTCCTTCCCTCCGTGTTCCGGTACTGTAACCTTTCCCGGCTTTGTTGGATGTTTATACTGGTGATGAGAGCCTCTCTGTGAAACTTCGTACCACCCGTCTTCCTTAAGTATCTTATCCATTTCTCTGAATCTCATTTAATCCCTCCTTGTGATTATATAATAACACGTATTGCACGTATTGTCAATACTTTTATACATATAATACGTATTTTGAGATTCACGAGGTGCGCAAAGAAGCACCCTGTCATTTCTGGTAAGGTGCTTCCCCTTTTGTTTCTTTTCGATGATATCATAATATCACATATCCGACTGAACTTCTATGAACTCTTTTGGTAATTCAAAATGTGCAAGTGCCCTTCCATGAAGTTTATATATCCATCTTTCTGAAAAACTCATTTTTTCCGCAATCTCCCACCAGTCGAGTCCGGTTATGTAGCGATAGAAAAGTATGTCCTTCTCATTCTCGGATCTCAGCTTCTTGATCTGCCTTACAATCTGCTGGTATGTTTTGATCCTGAGATACCGCTCGTGCTGCAACTTCAGAATCATTTCGTCCAGATCTGCTGCATATCCTGATAAGTCCCCCTGCCCTCCGCTGCCATGCGTCATCCCATCATTAAACATCATCCCTGGATACATTTTCATAGATCTAAGTTCCGCAATCTCCGCATTGATTCTATGAATTCTTCTGACATGCTGACGGTAGCTCCGTAGATATTCCTTTTTCTTGTCATTTTCACTCATGGTTTTCTGTTCTCCGTCCATCGGCATCACCTCCAATCCCGAACTTCTTCGCCATGTACTGTGCAACATCAACCGACTTATACGGCTGACGCTTGAAATTCTTCCTGGCATCCTCCCGCACATCCGTCTCCAGGCATTCATAGTGATTCGCTGTATCAATCTTCTTTTCGTGTTCCATCCTGTTTCGTTTCAATTTCTTCTCCTTTCTCCGTGCGGTAGGATGTATTTCTCCCCGCGCGCCCCATCACACCCATTCATCCCTATATCTACAACACAATTATATTTTTTCTCATATTCGTATAATTTTTTTCTACATTTAGGACATATATCAGTTCTATTATTTCTAACTTTTTCTTTACATTTTTCACAGAACTCTAATTTAGGAGGTATTGCTAAATGTACATAATGACGTCCGCACGGACAATCAAACGATTCAGTGTTTGCAAAGTCAAATGCGTAAGTTTCACTTTTATCATTCATGTGCTTGCGGATGATTTTTTCAACATCTTCTATCGTAATGAGCGGTTTCGTATAACTTGAAAACTGTATTTTTTCAAGATGTTCTATTTCTTCCAGAATCTTTTCTAGTTCCTGCATTTTTATTCTCCTTTCGAATCAAAGAATGCACAAATCCATATTTTATTCCTCCGGCATTTCAAAATAATTTTCTTTGCAACATGCTATTTCTGAAAACACTTCCCTTGCTCTATCAAGGCTTTTGTATTTACCAAGTTTATGTTTTTTTCTCCTGTCTTTGATGTCATTACACTTTAAAACACACACGTCCATTTCTAAGTTTCTTGCTTCATAAATGTTTCCGTCCTGAGCTTTTATTTTCATTTTTCCCTCCTGTATTTACATTCTCCTTTGTTCCTTTCCGATCCATCATCCATACAAATGAATTTAACTTTGCGTTCAACTGTGTTAATTCAATATATTTATGCGGATCTTTTTCTTCAAAATTATCTTCCATTTCCGATATTCTTTCGGAAGTCAGAAAAGACAAAATACATAGTTCATTATTGCTGAATGGAAATTCCCCTTTCCGGGCGGTATGGATCTGGTGCCTCTATTATTTTCCATCCCCTTATCAAATTTGATGATGGATAAAATATCTGAGGATATTGGTCTACCCAAAATTCCGCAAAATCTCCTGTAGTTCCATCTTCATTGTCAGCTTCAACCCACTTGCAATTTGCAAGTAAAGTCGAATAATTACCTCTGTAGCCATAAGTAATCCAAAATTTTATACAACCTGTTTGATTCTTTTCACATTCCTCTTTTGTTGGCATCCGCTCCTCCACCGGAATCCAGCCGTCATTCTTTCCATCTTTATATCCTATCTGATACCATTTTCTCCGGCTGCATTTCTCGCACAAATTATTGTTATCCATGTGCTTGCGAATAATACGCTCTACTGCTCCTGTAGAAACGCACATGGCTCCATACCCGCTCATTGTCTGCATAAAAATCGCCGCCTCTTTTATCTCTTCCAGAATCTTCTCTAATTCATGCATAAACTTACCTCTCTAATGCTTAAATTCATCTTTTGGAAACATAGATTCAATATCTATGCAATGTCCTATTGCTTTGCATAAATCAATACAAGCATAATTTTCTTGCATATTTGCGTCAAAGCCACCATCATCAAAAATACTGTCCCCAAATATATTTTTGAGTTTATCAACAAAGTATTGCAAGTATGCGTAATGAACCCAAACGCAAAATTGCTCTTCATTTATCCAACCGAGTTCATCGCAAACGCAATCATCATAAACATTTATTTTTGTTAGACACAGTTTATAAAGTTCTAATTCCCGCATGTCAGTCCTCCTATCTCTCCTTTTATTCAAAATCAATATTTTCTGCCAAACATAAACTCAACAAATATATAAGCTCATGTTCCCCATTTGTGCTTGCTTCTTCGTCCAATTTTTTAAGTATATTTAAAATACTATCTATAAAATCCATTCTTATTTTATCATCTTTTAAACTCTCTAATTCCTGCATGTCAGTTCATCCAACCTCCTTCTCACTTCTTCCGGTCCGCAATAAAAGATTAGTTCATCCAGTATAGTGTCAAGAAAATATACTGGCGTTTCTTTCTCCGGATCCTCCCACTCGTCTGCGGAACAGTCAAATACTATTGCGAATTTGTACCCCTGCCCGCCGTATCTCCTGTATAATTCTTCATGTATTTTCTGTGGGTTTGCATCCTTTCCCTTTATCCATATGGGATAGTTTCCAAATCTGTCAGTCTTTTCATCTTCGAATATGTGCATGTCAGTCCTCCTTTTCCCACCATCTCTGTCCGCATTCATCGCAGAACCGGTTCCACGGAACTGCCTTGCTACCACATATCGGGCATACCATTCCATCTTCCGTTTGCACGGGTTTCTTCGCCGTATCCCGCTCCTTCAGCTCCATGATCTGTTCCGGTGTAAGTTCGGTGTCCTCGTATTTCTTTAACGCCCAGTAAATAGTCATTGCTTCTTTCCGTACTTCTCGGGCGTCAATGATGGCTCTTCTTAATCCGCCGTCTATCTTTTCATCTGGTACTGTTAATCTCTCCATCTCTGATCTCCTTAATCCTCGAATAAGCCACCGCAGACAGCCTATCCACAGCAAAATTTAGCTGACATACAATCTCTTCGACATCCGTCGAGACAGATATTCTGTTTATGTTTCCCCGCAGCGTATCAAGGATCTGCCTCTTTTCTTCGTTCGTATATGGTCTGTTTAATAATTTCGCCATCTCTGGTCTCCTGGTTTAAACCCTTTTTAGTTTCTGTTGTTCTTCCAATATATATCAGATAACATTTTGGAAATAATTTCCTTCGCCGTATTCCACCCTAAGCAGAAATCATCGTTGACACTTTCTATAAAATCATCATCATATTCAAATTTCTGCATAATTTCCTTAATTTTTCTTACATCTCTTTTAGCTGTTCCTTTTAAGTATCCAGGGAAATTATGTAGTACATCGAGATATACCGGATATCCTATTTTCTTAGAATCACTCATTGCTCAATCCACGCCTTTGTCAACAATCTCAATGGCTCTTATATATGCATTCATTTCTCCAATGGCATGTTCGAATACATATCCCCATTTTCGTTCAATATTGAAATAAGTTTTTGCATAATAGAATTTGCACTAATCAGCTTGTCCATACTGCGCCTCCATATTGAAGCATCAACCTTCTGTACTCGCTTAGTGTAATTTCCCTCACGTCATCACTCTTAAAATACCACTCAACCGATTTCACTCTATTTGCGACGGACGAAAAATCATCTGCAAAATACAGAGATACTACCTTTTTCTGGTCATGGATGTCAAAATAGTGTTTCATAGTTGGTCTCCTTTCTATAATCCCGCTTACCAACTCAATAATCTCATCCAGATGAATTTTAATCTCATATATTCCGCATGAATGTCCCTTATCGTAAGCATACGCCCATATCTCTTTTGCGGATTCCTTATCCAAATCACAGCCTACTTCATCCTGGATGAACAAATAAATATCTTCCATAATGCTGTCTCGCATTTTATTCTTCTTGGTATTAAGTTCGGCTACTGCTTTTTCATAATTCCGATTATTAAGTTCGACTTGCTCTCGGTTCCATTTCACGGACTGGTTTTCATCTGTTACCCAGTCTTTCGAGAGTTTAGAAAAATTAGGCTTGCAAGACATTCTCTGTATCGCTTTAAATCCTCTCTGGATTTCATCCCAATCTTTTACAACAGTTTTACTCAAACTTCATCCCCTCCAATTTCTCGATCTGCGCTATCTAAAAACTGTATATTACTTGCAAGAGGCATCACAATTTCTCCGTTTGAAAGTTCAACGATTGCTACAGAATAATTACCTACCCCGTAATCATTAATTTCTTCGTAATCTACTCCCCATTGGTGAAACAGTCCTTCTTCAAAACCATGTGTTTCATACATTCTTTTTTCTTTGTTGTATGTTGCGTATGTCCCTTTACACTTTCTCATCAATCCACACCGCCTTTCTCGACAATCTCTGCTCATTCACATCACCTTTTCTTTCCGTTTTTATCTACGTTCAATTTACAATATCCATATTTGCACCCCTGAATCATACTTATTTTCCCTCCGTAAAATGATGTTATCATTGGTCGTGATTTATGATATTTGCACCTATGATTTTTGCACTCCATGATTATCCCTTCTCGAAAAATTCTTCCCGTTCCCTCAGACGTTTTCCGTCCGGGCTTTCCTGTGACTTTTGTGGAATAACACCAGAATGTAAAATTTCAATCGCACGATTTTTCTTAATATATCTCCCATACACTGGATATTCGTTTACAACAAGTTCTATCTCGTTTTTCAACGCCTTGGAAACTGCTTCCAAGTCATATGCAGTCGGCGCACACATAGCTGCGATTCTCACAGGGTCATTTTCTACTCTGTCCTTTATCAGTTCGTCAGCGTCAATCAGTCTCATTCTTCCTCCCCCCAATCTATAGGTCGTCCACAATTTCGGCAAAATTTTTCTCCGTCTCACAGCGTGTCAAGATCTCTATAGCAAGTGTTAAATTGTCCATTAATTCTTCTCCTTTCTCACAAGCTCATTTACTATCTTTCTTTTTGCGTCCTCTATCAGCTTGATTCCTGCATTTCTGTCATATTGACTACCTTATTCATCATCTGAAAACCTGTATTCCATAAGATCCGCAAGCATCAAATACTCTTTTGCTTTCTTGCTATCTCCATGTGTTTCCTTTACTTTTTTCCGAAATTCCGCAAGCGTGCCGTAAAAGCACCCACATTTTACGCCTACTTCTCCGGTCTTTTCCCTAAAAAATGTAGTAACACGGTAGACAGATCCAAAACCTTGCGCTGTTGCATAATCCGCATTGCCGGACACCTTAGCATTGCCGGACACCTCAGCATTGCCGGACACCCATGTATTGCCGGACACCTTAGCATTGCCGGACACCTCAGCATTGCCGGACACCTCAGCATTGCCGGACACCCATGTATTGCCGGACACCCATGCATTGCCGGACACCTTAGCATTGCCGGACACCTTAGCATTGCCGGACACCTTAGCATTGCCGGACACCCATGTATTGCCGGACACCTTAGCATTGCCGGACACCCATGTATTGCCGGACACCTTAGCATTGCCGGACACCTCAGCATTGCCGGACACCCATGCATTGCCTTCTTGTGACAGATTTTCTTCTTTCTCGATGTATCCACCTAAATCTCCAATTTTTACGTTACCAAAGCTCACAAGTGCTTTGATTCTGAATAATTTCCGTCCTAATACCATCTTTGTATCTGTTGTTAATTCATATTTTTTCATTTCCTTACCTCACTTCCTAATAACTGACGTTCCAAGTCGTCCATATTGTAATTACGTTCCTGGAAATTGTTAAAATCCGTTTTCTTTCCTATTCCCGGATTCTGTTGTAAATAGCTTTCAAACTTCGGTCCAAAAAGTGTAGTAGGTCGAAGATACCCGTCCATTTTTGTACCTTGCCATTCGGATGTTTTGTTATCGACTACCTTCTTAAAATCTTCTAATTTAGCTCCCTCACGAAATCGTTCCCGGATATGCTTTCTCGATTCTAATGATGTGCTCTTGTAACTCTTCCCTGTCTTTTGATTCAGATAGTCGATGACTTCCGTATATGGTATGTCCTGCTCTTCCTCCTGATGGACTACAGGCTCTTCTTTCTTCGGCCGTCCTCCCTTTCTCCCTGCCTCTGACCGTTTCTGGCAAACCTCATCGTACTTCTCCCAGTGCCGATCAACCTGTGCCCGGATAAATCCAAAAGCCATTTGGGTGACTCCATCCATTTTCGGTAATTCCATATCTCTAGCATATTGGAATAGTGCAGTAAAAAGGATTCCCCTCTGCTCCATACTCATGCTTTCGATCTGATCCAGGTATGATGTATAGAGTATAAAACTGTCTCTCACCATACATCACTCCGTCCAAAAATTCGTATTTCTTCCGGAATTGGAACAAAGATTCTACAATTAGCCAACGTTTTTATTGACGGTTTAATACATTCGATTGTTTCTTTAGACCGATTCAGTTCTTGTTTCGTCCATATTGCAAGGAGTCTTCTATCTTCCGTTAAGTTCATATCTGGAATGAAGTAGCCTTTTCCATCCTGTAAGTTGATGATCGGCATCTTCTTTTTCGCTTCATGGAGGGCGTCCCGCATTTCTCTGTCTGTCAGATTCAGAGCGTATGCAAGTTCTGATCTTTTAACCGGATGCCAACTCCCAACCGGTATTGCTTGTAACACTTCTTCCGTCCTCACGTATCCTCCTTTCTCCCTCCGGTTTCCCGGAGGGTCCACTTCGTTATGCGTGATGTTTACAAGTGACATGTGATATATTATTATTTAGCTGTTGACAATCTCTATTTCCACTTTGATGCTCGGCACCCCGGAAGTGTACTCAAATTCATGCGTTGTATTAGCGATGTGTTCTGGATCGTCATTCGGTATCACACCGGTTCTTTGCAAAGCATCTTCGATCACCTTGTCAGCGAATGAAAAGACGTTCATTCTATCTCTTTTATTTCCTTTTTTTGGCTCCTTGAATACATAGTGCAGGATAATTGGTTTGTCAGTTTTGAACCTCTTTAACCCAATTCTGATTGCATTACAGGCTATCATTTGATATTCCTGCTTCATCCTGTTTCCGGCTTTTGGATTTTTCCCTATTTCTTTTATGTATTCATTCAGTCCAGGGAAACAATGTCCTTTATAAAATTCTCCTCTGATCTCAAAAGTAGGATTTCCCATATCGTTCCCTGAATTCCTCCCTTGTGTGGTTCTGCTCATATATTGCCTGTCCCAACATTTTAGACAGCTTCATCCTCATTCCATCTGCATGCAGTTTTCTGTGACATTCTTGGCACAGAGGAATAAGCAGTCCATCCTCGGTACCTTGTTTTCGTTTCCCGCATCCACAAATCAAATGATGCCCCTCTATGTTATACGGTTTTCCGCACATCAAGCAGTATTCCACGTGTTCGGTAACTACCGTATCTCCTTTTTCCATTAAATCTCTCCTATCAGCATGTCCGGATAAATCGGATTCTTCAGTACTTTTGTTCTCTTACACCAGTCACACATTTCACACCGGATCGGATCGATTTCGCCATCCTTGAGAGCGATGATTTTCTTCACATTCATTTCCATTCCAGATAAGCAATCATCCATCCATTCCTGCGGTATCTGAATGATTTCGATATCTGGTTCTTTTTCCTTGCTTGCGGCGGCGATGAAAAACGGAAGTTTTTCTCCGGTATTGATCCTTACGATTTCCTGATAGACGGCAGCCTGAATGTCATATCCCCAGTACCGGACAAAATCCATGAGTCCAATGTCTCTCGCATAGTGCGCCTCCCTTAGAGATTTCATCACTTTCAGGTCCGTAATGCATATTCCAGGAAGATAGCTGTCAAGTTTCACTTTCCACTTTGCCCCGAACAATTCTCCTGTAAATATCTTCTGTTTTTCCCCGCTCATGAACTTCATAAACAGTTCGTCTTTTTCAATCCTGTTTATAATTTCCTCCGCCTTCCGGTACTCTACTTTCAGCGTCCCTGATTTTGTGAAAATTTCTGGGTGCTGTGCCTGAAATATGTTAAGCATTCCTTCGAAATGAGCATCTACATAACTCCCAACCAAGAGAGACGTTGTCGTTTCCATTTCGTAGTCTCCTCTAATTTTCGCCAGTGCCTGTTCCTCACATCCCAGTCTTCCGACAGATCCGCAGAAATCCTTGTACTGCGATACGCTCAAATATTCTTCATTTGCTTCTTTGCTATAATAATTTTCCTGTGTTAAAATCATTTGAAAATCGCCTCCGTTTCTTCTGATACTTTTTCTACGATATCAAAAGGATTTTCCGCTTCTTTTTTCGGCACAGTTTCAATATCTTCTGGTTCTCCTTCTACGCAGCATCCCATAATTTCATTTGGTAAATAAATCCTACAAAAGAACGCTGCCGCACGATACGCAAGCATTTGTTGCGGCATCGTCTGCCACTTAGATGTTTCTTTTCCGTATTTGTCCGGTTTAGAATACCATCCTTCGTCTTTTGCCATTTTTATTGTGATTTTCGTTCCGACCGCTTCTTCTCCTGTTTCCTTGTATGTAGCCTTTACATAACAGCCCCATTCATCCGTACTTTCTTCTCCAACATACACAACTCTTACATTTTTAAATTCTTTTGAGGCTTTAATCATACTCATACAAGCTTGTCCGGACCATACCGGTTTTCCTTTTACTACATAAAGATTTTGCATTACCATTACAGGAGACATACCGTTCCTGTTTGCCATATCAATCGCAAGCATGCAATCCTCCGGTTTTCCTTGGTAGTTTTGCGGAACAAGCTGCGATTTTGATATTCGTTGAGCCATCTTGTACAAATTATTAAAATTTTCTCCATTAGAAAATGGGGCCGAAACATCATATTTCATTTCTTGTTTCATTAATTCGTCCATAAATGTCCTCCCTTATAACTCGATCACTGTCAAATCTTCTTCATCTGTTGTCCTTGTTGCAATAAATTGCAGGCCCTTGTCCTTGCACTTTTTGTAAAGGCTCTCTCTCATTTTCGTGGACATTTTTTCCACTCCGTCAATCAAAACGATCTGCAGTCCGTTTGGCTTCTGGATTGCAACATCAATGCAAAGATCCAGTTTTTCTCCGTCTGAAAGATTGCTGATCGGAAGTCCATTGATAAGTGGGATTCCATCTTTTACAGTCAGTCCATTGATCGGGATAGTTGCTGTTTCAAGGATTTCCCCTGGAAGCATTCTCGCTTTTTCGATTTTTCTTGTGTACTCTTCTGATTCTTCAGTAAGTTCTGCAACTTCATCCTGTAGATCCAACATTCTCTTGTACTCATTCAGATAGGATTTCATCTTTTCTGTCTGCTGTGCCTGTTCCTGCAGTTCAGAGAAGTCAATCAGGTCTTTCTCTGCAATGTCTTTGTATTCTTCCATTGCGCTGTCATACTTCGCCACATTTGCCTCATACTCTTTTTTGATCACTGCTGACTTGTCCTCTTTTTTCTCTGCAAGTCCAGACATCCTAATTTCGTTTTCTCTCAGCTGTGCTTCAAGTCTTTCCTTCTCCTTTACAAGGCGTTCCTTTTCTGCAGCAAATTCTCTGTCCAGCGCTGAAAGCTTAATTTCTTTATCTGCTTCAAACGATCTAACCTTGTTATCTCTCTGCTCAACAAACCGTTTCGCCTTTTCGATATTCTCGTTCTCTTTCCTTGCCCTCTCGATTTTCTGGTACAGTTCTCCAAGGTTCTCGTTTTCCCATTTCTTTGCGTCATATCCTTCCGGGATCTCGCTTGCAATGTCCTCGATAAAGGATTTCTTATTTCGAATATCTCTGTTGACATCCTGACGGTTTCTGTAGTAATCTCCTTTTTCTGACTGAATGTCATTTAAGATCTGGAGGATATTCTGGTCATAAGATACCCAGTCAGGAATTTCTCCGAACCAGTCTCGAATTGTCTGTAGTGACCAATCATACTGGATCATGTCCAGAATAATCGCATTCTGTTCTTTCTCAGTCTTGTCCATAAACTCGACAGGCGAAAGCTGCAACGGTGTGAAAATGTCTTTCAGAAATGTTTCCGGACTGCCAACTTCATGCCCGTTCTGTTTCACGCTTTTATAATCTGCCTGATTTGTTCTCGCTTTTCTGTTGATTCTAAGTCCGCTGTCAGTCTCGATCAGAATCTCTCCCTCTGTCTCTCCATTCCTTACGATGTATCTACGATCAGATTTATTAGTCAGTGCGTATCTAATTGCGTCGATTACGGATGATTTCCCGACTCCGTTTTGCCCAGAAAGTTCTACACTTTTACCATCACCGTTATATTCTGATATACCGAAAAGATTTTTGATTTTAATTTTTGTAATCTTGCTCATTTGCAAATCCTCCTTAAATGCGCTATACTTAACTTGATCTTTTATCCGAGTGCATATATGGGATTGCCGTCCCTATGCACTCTTTTTCATGCCCTGCAACCGGTGTCTCCGGCGCAGTTCCCGCATCTTGAGATAATGCTTCTCCCGTTCTTTCACACAGTCATGTGTTATGTATGCTACTATCATCATGTCCAGTGCGATCCCGAACGCCATAAAAAACTCTGCCGTTGAGATAATGTTCTGGCTGTAACTGTCAGCGGATCCGGCCATCACCAATACGGCAACTCCCCCGACTACTGCACAGATGTCTTTCAAGATCCGGTATTTTCGTAGTTTTCTTCTATGCATCTCCCTCACCTACCTTTTGTTTTTCATATTCCATGCTTCTCGCTTCCAGATGCTCAACAGGTACATTCAGATCTTCCGCCGCTTTGTACGGATAGAACTCGTATGTCCTTTTCTTCTTTCCACTCACTACCCGACTGTATTGATTCATGCCCCTCTTTGCCTGTTCCCGGAACGCCTGCGGTGCTATCTGGAGTATGTAAGCTGCTTTTTGGGCATTTCTTATAATCGGTTCCACTTCTCCTCCTTTTCTCGTAGTCACGACATCGAGTATTCCTGTGAGCATCTAGGCATCGATTTCTTTTCGTGCAGTAAAAACATTCTCCAAAATACTGCATACTTTACTTTCTCCGGAAAATCCATGCAAAATTTGTTACCACAAGTACGGCAAATACTACTACGCTCGCTTTATACCACCGCTTTGCATGTTCTTTAATTTCTCCTATTACTCCTGCTCCCAAATACTCTTCTGTCTTTTTCCAATCTTTTTTCATCTGTTTTCCTCCAAATTTCAAACATTTGTTCGATTACCTATTGCTATTTGCAGGAAAACTTGGTATTATATTCCTGTAAATAGCTAGGTCGGTTAGCTAGTTACACAGCCTCGGTGGTGTGCCAGCACTCCGGGGCTATTTTTTATTTTTCTGTGAGTCTGTGATATCGCGCCATTTGAATCGTCCCTTTCCCGAGTTCCTCCACTGTCCGATTCCTCTCAGATCTCCGTAATCGAGCCATTCAATAACTGCCGCCATGTCCGAATCTACCATACACTGGATTGTAAATTCGATCGCTGATCCAGCCGGAACCGTCTCACTGCTGGAAAGAGCAATTCGTTCTCCCTGTGCTGTACTCGCTCGTAAAGGTCTCTGGCAAATACCGATTTCTCCTTCAAAGAGAAATGGGATTTGTCTTTCCTTCACGAAAATCAATCCATCGATCTCTTTCTTGTATGCTTTGATTGCGCTGGATGGTGTTCCCTTAACCTTCCTTAGCATCCCACAGGAATCTTTGAAGAATCCTTTAATCTGGTAGTCCCAAAGAAACGGCGTTCCATCATCCAGTCTCGGGAATACAGTCATTGATTTCTCGAATACTTCTTCCGCTCCAAGCGCTTCCACCTCTTCTTTCCGGCTCGGTGCGTCCGGGGCATTACTTGCAATGTACTTCTCATGGATCTCTGGATCCGAACTTGCAGTCCCGAGCACCTCCTCAAAAAATTCCAATCTTACTTTCATTTCTTTCATTTCACTTTTCTCCTTTCGACTTGTTTTTTCTACGCAATCAACGCCACGCTTTTCCTTTGCATATCTAATCCACGCTTTCTAGGCCACGCCTTTCCTTCGCATTTCAACGCCTTGCTCTGCCATTGCGCCTCTAAGCCAAGCATTTCCTTTGCCACGCCCTGCTTTACTTTGCCTTGGCACGGCCACGCTATTCCTTTGCATCGCTGGGATTGGCTGTTCCTTTGCATATCTAATCCACGCTTTCTAGGTCACGCTTTTCCTTTGCATTTCATCGCTTTACTTTGCCTTAGCAAATCATCTCTTGCACTTCAATGCTATTCTCTTCCATGCCTTGCCTTCCCTTCGCAGTTCTTCGCCAAGCCAAGCCGTTCTTTGCCTCTCCATTGCCATTCAACGCACAGCCATTCCCTGCCTTGCCGTTCCTTTGCACCTCAAAGGTTAGCTACGCTTTGCCATCGCAAAAACCAAATGCTTTTTTTGCTTTTTCTTTTTTATATTTTTCTTTTTACATAATCAATAACTATATGTCTTATATAATCTAAAGCTTTAGGTATATATATAATTAATTAAATATATAAATATATAATGTTATATATATATTCTTTTCTTTGCTTCTTTCTTTTCTTAAAAAACCAAAATAACCAAATGCTTTTTTTGCTTTTCTGAAAAACCATTTGCTTTATTAGCTTTTCAAAATAACCTTTTGGTTTTAAATTTCGGCGGCTTTTTTTCACCGATCTGCTCACCTGATCTAAAAGCTATCCGCAGCCGCGCCACAACGAGGTGAAGACTCTATCCAATGAGCCGGTCAGTACTGGTACATGACGTCTCACGACCTACTGCTTTCGATTTCAGTTTCTTGCGTGTATTGATTATGGTTTATTTTTCTCCTATAATTTCCCTACAGGCACTGCCATGCCGAGTATGTAGAAAGGAGGAGAAATATTATGGATATTAAGCCATTTAACGAGTTCATAAAGTCTCTTACAGAAGAAGATCGTGCTTATATCAATGAATGTGAAGACATCATAAGCATTGACACTTCCGATCCAAACTTTATGGAAAATATCGCTGGATACATCAGTTCTCGCGGTTTCGGGATGTCTCTGAGATTGCTTCAAATGTACCACGAATGGATTTCTGAACAGCTTTAGAAACTTCGCTGCCATTGATTACAATGGGTTTTGAAAAGGGCTCCAGGAATCTCCTGATTTCTAGGAGTTCTTTTCTCATAGTTTTAACTTCTTTTCTCAATTTCTTTAAGCATTTATGAGGCCTATCTTTCTTTCTTTTACTCACTTATTTCACCTCCATTCTCTTTTGCGCACGGATCGTTTTCTGCCAGTAAATTTCCATCAAAATCCCAGTATTGTTTGACTATCCTACATAAATCTTCTTGCGTTCCTTCGCCTCTCATAGATTCTGTCTTAATGACCTGAATCACTTTTGCTGAGTCTGTTCCTCTCGGTCTTGCCATTTTATTCCACCTCTCTTTTAGTTCAAAATTGTTACATACTAGTTTGCTACTCCCTCAAGGAACTTGTTAATATTGCATTCTTTCTATAAATCTCTCGTATAATCTTACATGCTTCGTCCAGATTTTCCAATGTCATGTAATTTTCAATCATACATTGAGAAATGACATTACCTAAAGTTGCGCTCTTTTCTTCCTTAAAAAAACTGTCGAGATTTTTTATATCCATTCTTCTTACCTCCTATCTTCACTACCAAACCCCGGCCGGCGTGTTAATCCTCTAATAATGTTTCAAGTGATAATCCCAGAGCATCCGCAATCTTAACGGCTGATCGGCTTGAACAACTGCGCCCGTTCTGGATGCGACTAATCGTTGCTCTGGACACGCCGGACAATTCCACAAGTCGAAGCTGTGTCATGTCTTGGCGCGCCATCTCCGTAATTAATTTTATCCTGTCGATTCTCATCTCTTCTCACCTCCCAAATAAGTCTTATGATTGATTACGGCTTGATCCCTTATATATTCTCCAAAGTATTTTTTCACTTCACACCATCTCCTCCCTACTCCAGAAAATACTCAATGTTTACTCTAAGAAGTATTCTATTGGCTTATTTAATTCTTTTGCTACCGCTTGAACTTTATCAACTCCAGGAGTATTTGTGTCCCATTTGCAAATGCTGCTTCTCGGAAACCCTAATTTGCTTTCGAGATATGTAATTGTTATTCCATTATCTGAGCATGCTTTTTTCACATTTTGATAAATCGACATGATTAACCTCCTTTCTCCTTGTTTTGCGTAAGATTTTACGGTTTTTATATTGACAAAATGCGTAAAATATTCTACCATTAGAAGTGCCAACAACTAATTTTTTTAGAATAACGCATCGGGCATCATTCGTAAAATCTTGCGCAACTCTTGATTATTATTATACACAAAATTTTACGTATGTCAATACCGTATTGCGCAAAATTTTGAGGTGTTTATAAATGGGACTGTATGAAAGAATTAAAGAAGTAGCTAGTAAAAAGGGTTATTCTATAAACAAGCTAGAAAAGGAGCTTGGATTCCCTAGAAGTTCTATGAACAAATACAATAATAATGTACCTAGCATGGAGAAAATTCAGAAAATTTCAAATTTTTTGAATGTTTCTATTGATGAAATCATTGGGGAAGAAAGAGACACTGCGAACAAATATTATTTTAATGAAGAAACAGCACAAACCGCTCAAGAAATATTTGAGAAAGATAAGGTATTATTTGACGTATACAGGAGTGCTGATAAAGAAAGATTAATTGAATACGCAAAAATGTTAAAAACTATTCGTGACTCGGAGGAAAAAGAATAAGTGTACTATAACGGCAGAGTAATAAATGTTATTTTGCTCGAAAATTCATGTGGTGTTCCGGGAAGTGTTTGGCATAATTCAGATGATTCTTACACAATTTTTATAGATGCTTCGTTAAGTTCAAGCCATCAGAAAAAAGTTTTCGAGCACGAAATGCGTCATATATTTGAAAATGACTTTGAGAAATATGACGTGCAGGAAATAGAGTGTGAAGCGCACGGAATGTCTTATAAATAATTAAAAAGGAATTCTAAAAAAGCACGTAGGAAATATATAGAAAAGAGGTAAAAGTACATGGAATTTATTGAATCAATTAAACAATTTTCTGAACGTGTAGAAACAATTAAAGATAGTATTTTTACAGAAGAAGCTACTAAGATGTCTCTGATCGTACCATTATTTCAAATTCTTGGATACGATGTATTTAACCCAACAGAGTTTTGTCCAGAATATACAGCCGATGTAGGAATAAAAAAAGGAGAGAAAGTTGACTATGCTATTCTTGAAAATGGTAGTCCTACAATACTCATAGAGTGTAAAAGTTGTTCCGAACAATTAGATAAACATTCCTCTCAACTTTTTAGATATTTTGGAACAACTTCGGCTAAATTTGGAATTCTAACAAATGGTATAATTTATCGTTTTTATACAGATTTGGAAGAATCAAACAAAATGGATTTAGTTCCATTTTTAGAACTCGATATTCTTAACCTTAAGGATTCTTCAATCAATGAGCTCAAAAAATTCTGCAAAGATAATTTTGACAAAGAAAAAATTTTCAGCACGGCCGAAGAGCTTAAGTACAGCAGTTTAATAAAGGGGATTCTTTTAAAAGAATTTGATACACCATCAGAAGATTTTGTTCGTTTTATATTAACAAATATATATGACGGGCAAAAAAATCAAAGGATTATAGATAAATTCACTCCCCTTGTTAAACGAGCTTTTTCCTCGTTTGTTAATGAAATCGTAAATAACAAAATTTCATCTGCTCTTACGCCAGAAACAGAAGAAAATGAAGCTCCTGCTGAAACTACCGAAATTTCATCTTCAAAAATTGTAACTACAGAAGATGAAATTGAAGCTTTCTATATTATCCGAGGATTACTTGTAGGGGTTATTGCTGTAGAAGACATTGCTCACAGAGACACAGAAAGTTATTTTGGAATTCTGTACAAGAACAATAATAGAAAACCGATTTGTCGACTTAACCTCGACACTAAAAACAAACAGCTTCTTATCCCTGACGAAAATAAAAAGTTTGAAAGAGTATACATAGATTCATTGAACGATATATACAAATACAGGGAACGCTTGATAGAAGTTGCAAAAAGATATTTATAAGATATAACCGCATAAGCGATTATATATACAAATAACAGGAAAGAGAGGTACATATTTATGAAATGCCCAAAATGCGGAAGTGAAAATGTGACTATTGAAATGGTACAAACTGGCGGTAAAACTAAAAAACATGGTAATGGATTAGGCGGCCATGTTAATAATGCAGCAAGGGGACTTACAGCTGTTTGTACATTAGGTATGTCAAACTTAGTCTGGAAAAAGTCGAAAGGAAATGAAAAGACAAATTTTAAAAACGAAAAAGTCTGCCTGTGTCAAGATTGCGGGAAGTCCTGGAATATAAGATAGGAACCTACGCAGAAATCCGTCCGGGGTAATACAACAAAATAACATATAAACGCATAAGCGATTATATAAAGGGTTTGGGTTTTCTCGAAAAAAAGAGAAAGAGAGGAATGGAAAATGATTGATTTTCAAAACAAAAAAGTATTTAAACTAAGCAAAGCCAAGGA